GGCCCTACGAGCTGCCGCACCACGTCAACTGCTGGGGCGCCAACGCCAACGCCGTTGTTAGGGCCGGGCTGTTGGAAAAGACCGGCTTTATGGTGCCGCCGAAGGGCGTCAAGAGCCACGGCAGGCCGATCTACATCTACCGTCGAACATGAAACGCAGGAGAAACCCCATGAGTGAACGCACCGATCTCGATGGCACCTATTACTCCGGTGCTGCCCCCGATCCCGACAATGCCGCGCGGGAAAGGCTGAAGGAATATTTCGGTGACGCAGAAGAAGCCGACCATTTTCTGGCCTGGCTCTGGATAGGAGGCCTCAAGGTCGTTCCACTATCGAGTGACGCATGTCCTACATGAGCGCCAGATGGCGATGCTCCTCCTGTGGCAACATCAACAGTCTGGAATACGATAACGTTTGTCGCCGCTGCGTTCTGGACGACTATTCCGAGTGTGCCGCGAAAATTTCCGAGGCCTGCATCTGTGCCAAGATGCCTGCGAAAATGTTTCGCGAACGGTTCGAGCGAAAATACGGTAGGCCGCAGTCATCGACCCAGTGGAAAACTATCGATACAGCGCCGGAGGGTGAGATCGTCGAAACCAAAATCCACGACGAGAACGGCGCCCGCAACATCGTCAAACTGGCCCGCAAGGGACGCCTGTGGTTCACCAGCCCCGATGGCGTAATGTACGTCTATTACACGCCGACGCACTGGCGATATGCGGAGGGCGAGGAGTGAAAACCCGTGGTGGCAAGCGGTGCGTTTATGGAATTTGGAGGCTGACATGACCACACCCACGGCTGATCTGGCAGACCACATTGAAGATTTGGCCCAATGGGCGGATGCGGCAGTTGGATTTTTCCCGGTTCACGGTGAGAAGTTCAAAGAGATCGCAATAGCACTCCGGTCTGGGCTAAATCCGGGTATGCGCGAAGCTCTGGAGCGCATTCGTGATTTCCCGATAGGAGGGCATACTGCCGCAGGAGCGATGGCGCTGATCGCACGACAGGCCCTCGGCTCTCCCCCGCCCGCCGAGCCGGATGAACCGATGTTCGTCATTTTGGCACGCGATCCCTCGGCACCCGAGTTGGTCGAACAATGGGCCATTCGCCGCGTCAACCTGATTTCGGAAGGCAAGAAGCCCGAGAGCGACTATGCGCTTGTCGAGGGAGCCCGCGAATGCGCCGACAAGATGCGACAATGGCGTGCAGCCAGGGAGATCGGCAATGGCTAGGTGCCGCAGGAGGAACCCCATGAGTGAACGTACCGATCTCGATGGCACCTATCACTCTGGTGCTGCCCAAACACCATCACTGTGCAGTTGTAAGGCCAGCCAGCGCGATGGACAGCATATGGCGTGGTGTCCCTCATTGCGCAGTCCTGCCCAAGATGCACCGGGGTCCAGGGAAGCAACTCTCAAAATGGTAGCCAATCTGTTCGCGGAATCGGTTCACGAAACCTACACCCGCGAAGAAGTCGTGATCGTCGTGGAAGATATGATCCGAGGGCAAGATGCCGCGCGCCGATAAGATCACTGAGCACCTTGAGGCGGCTACGAAGCTGCTCAAAGAGGTTATGCCCCTCCTAGAAGATCAGGGGTATTTACCCGAAGTGAGGAAAATCCGTGCAGTTCTCAAAGAAATCGAGAGGCAAAATGAGCGTACTTAAACTGGCCCCAAAAAAGCGTGATCCGCTCTATTGCTCCTTTTGCGGCAAGGAAAAGGACGAGGTTGTGTACCTCGTCGCCGGTTCGACCACCGTTTTCATCTGCAACGAATGCGTCGAACTTTGCCGTGAGGTCGGGACCAAAACCGTGCTGGAAAACCTGCCGAACGTCACCGAGGCAGAAGGCCGCGCGATGGCCACTGGCGAAGCCACGCCACGCAAAAAGTGAAACGCGATCCTCGCCGGGGCAGGGGGTCTGCAGGCGAGGATCGCGCATCGGCTTTGTTCATCACAACGAAGCAATAATAGACTAGGCGCTTTCCCGAGAAAAGTCTAGGCTGCGATCGGCGCTATTCCGCGCCGCAGGAGGTCATCACACATGCGAAGGATACTTTTAGGCTTTACAGCCCTTTTTGCTTTGACAGGCGCGGCCAGCGCCGACACTTTTGTCACCCTGGGCGGCGTCAGCTGGAACACCACCAACTCCGGCAACGTCTCGCTCGACCCCACCGTCCCCGGCGGCAACCAGCCGCAGAACGCGCCGTGCATCATCTGCGGCGCGAACCAGCCAAACCAGCCTGCCGGTTTTGGCTACAACGACTACAGCAACGCCGGCAATACCGTGACTGTTTCGGCGTTTAGCGACCAAGGCAACGGTGGCCGCAATACGCTGGCGGACGACACCATCGGCCTCGTCAATGCTGGCTACACCATCAACGCCGGCTCGCCGTTCCTGTCGTTCCTGCTGGCGAACGGCGCGACGCTGGGCAGCCTCGGCTTCTCGATCGGCCTCGACGTCAACGACAACAATACTGCTCAGACGTTGAACAGCTTTTACTTCCTCGACCTGACCACGCACACGGTACTGGCGTCCTATACCGGCGGCACCGCCGGCAACCTGACCAACGCCAACAACGGCACGGGTTTCCCCGACTACACGTTGAGCGGCTTCTCGCTCAACGGCGTCAATAGTGGCGATCAGATCCTGTTCGTCGCGCGCATGTCGGGCCTCAACGACGGCCCGGACAGCTTCTTTCTTGAGCCTGGCCCTGCTGCCGTTCCTGCGCCGCTGGTCGGTGCTGGTATCCCCGGCTTGCTTGCGGGGCTCGGCCTCTGGGCCATGAACCGCTGGCGCAAGTACCGCAGGGAAGATCCCTTTGCTGCGCTGGCTTAAACGAAAACTTCGCCCTCCCTTACCGGAGGGCGAACCCTATCGAACCAATCCGACGCCGGGCAATCTATATGCGCTGATCAAGAAGCGTTGCCCGGTGTGCGGGCTGGCGCCGCCGGATTGGGTCGAGGGGCTGGCCGACGAGGACGCCGTCTGCGCCCGCTGCGCCGCGCATTACCATGTCGATCAGGAACGCAAGCTGGCTTCCCGGCTCAATCGGATGCGCTAGGGTGCGGGAAGATGATCTCGACGTCGTCGTCGGTTTCCAGTCCGAGATCCGCCAACAGTCCTGGCGACAGGTCCGCCACTCGCCCGGTGGCCTCATTCGGTCCCCAATCGGCGCAGAATGCTGCCATCTCCTGCCCCGTTGACGGCACGCGCACCAGGGCAATGCCGTCCGCCAGCATTTCCTTGGGCGTGACGTCGTAGTTCCAACGGCAGGCAATGTAGTGGACGTAGGGGTTTAATCGACGCGCCAAATTTGACGTGCCTTCCGGCTGGAACGGCAGGAACAGGTGCTGGTTGTCGTCGGTGATGTCCTGGTGCAGCGCCAGCCCCTCGTCGGCATCGACGCCAAAATCGTCCGGCCCACCAAAGTAGCTGCACGCGCCAATGGCGTGGAACAGCGGCTCGTTTCCCGGCGGTTCGAAGATGTCCTCGCCGTCGTCGCCGCCCGCCACATCGGCAAGGCCAATGCAGATGGCGTCGAAGTTGTTGCGATAGGTGGTGGCGTCATACTCGCTGTCGACGAAGCAGACCTCGATCAGCACGGCGGGCATGGCAGTGTTATTGAGGAAGAACAGATCCGTACGCTTCTTGGCGCCGCGATCGGGAAAGCCACAGTCCGCGATCGCCGCCGAGATCCGCGCCGACAGCGATTGCTGGGTGACGTAAAGGCACTCCGTTCCCATTGCTTTTTCAGTCTCGACATAGGCGTTGAAGTGCACGCTGATGTCGAGATCCCGCGAGTGGCCGTTGTGCCAATCCACGATGCGGTTGAGGTTTTCGTTCTGTGAGCTGGAGACCGTGTCGTGATACGTCATCACTTCGTGGCCGCGATCGCGCAGCTCGATGGCGAGCTGGTCGACGACGCGAGTGGCTTCCTCGACCTCGTTGAGAATGCCGACGGCGCCCTGACAATCGGTGGAGTGGCCGGACGAAATACAGAAGCGCATGGCATCACCTCATTGTGGAAATAGCGCGCTGAACAGCCACAGCAGCAGCACGACGACAAACAGCGCCATCAGAATATAGATCGCATCCTGCTTGCCGATCATTCAACAGCCCTTGCAGATACGCGGCTGGCCGGTGTCGAGCGGCTCCATCCGTTCTATCGAGGCGGGTCCGTCCGTGCCCGGCGCGTCAACGAATGGGCGATCCGAAATCGTGCAGGCCAAGTATCCCCACGAGGATGAACAGAACGAGCCATCCGCCAAACGGTCCCCATGTATTGTTTGGCGGTGCCCAAGGGTTCATTCCCCACAAACCAAATACACCAACCAGAACGTAGATCAGCCAAAACCAGATGTTGGCACCCATGATACTCTCCTATGTACAGCTCGGCGGGTTCCAGCGCAGCATGTCCGCACGAGCGCGGGCGTAGGCATCGATACCGGCGGCCATGCCTACCTTGGCTCTCCTTGGTTGGTCGCTGTTGTCCTTGACCCAGATCTCGAACAGATGCTGGGTATGCTCCTGAAAGGCTTTCTTGAGGCCCTCGATCGCCAGTTCGCGAATAGCCTCCCGTGTCTTGTCATCCATGCAGGTCATCGGCTCCGTCGTCGCGCCGCTGATCATCTCGCTGGCCACCAGCATCGTCAGGACCAGAGCAATGACAGACAGCACGAACGACCTGTTCACGGCTTGAGGCCTTCCAACGCCGCGACCCTTGCCCGCAGCGCCTTGATCTCCTGCAGCAGCACCGGCACATATTTGGAATAATCAACACCCCAAAAATCGTTTTCGCCTTCGGCTGTCTCCACCTGCATGTGCGTCACGGCAAGCGGATAGACATCGATAGCCTGCTGCGCGATCACGCCGTAGGCGCGCTCGTCGGTCGATTTCCACTTGAAGTCATAGACATTGGTGGCATCGATGATGTTTCCTGCATCGAAGGATTTCAGATCTTCTTTCAGTTCGCCGCTGGAGGAGGTGTTATAGAAAGTCTGCGTAGTGCTGCCGGTAATCGAACCCACGGAGTTTGAGATCGCACCTTGAGTGAAGTAATTGTAGATATTGGAAGCGGACGACGACAAAAACAATATGCCACGATCTGGAGATGAAACGCCAACAGGCCACGCCCCGGCTACGCTGGTCCCGGTTGTCACTGGCGCATCAACCAAGGCGTTGGCAGTGCCGAAATAGACATTGCCACCGACGAAATTATACCGGGTGCCGTCGTTGAGGAGATATTTTCCGGCGGTATTGCCAAAGAAAACAGCGCCTGCCGTAGCCGCACCGGGCCGTGACGTCGTGATGTCCCCGGCGTTCAATGGGTTGAAGGTACCGGGACTGCCCAGATTGAGAGCGCCGCCGTTTAAGGTGAAGGTAGAAGTGCCGTCGAAACTAAGCGACTTGGAGCCGCTATTGCCAAATTGAAAAGTGCCGGTTGTTGCCGTGGCGATAGACCAGATCGCGCCCAAAGAAATTACAATGGCCGCAGTCATGCTCTGGGCGAAGGTGGCATTGCCGTTGGCGCGCATAATAGTAAAGGGAGAACCAGCATACACTCCGGCATCATTGAAACGATCAATCGAAAAATCACTGCCTGCGTTGCTGCCGCTTTCAGCGACGGAATTGCCAAGCGTAACCTGCCAGCGGGGGCTGTTGTTGGTATATGCCAACAGCACACCAGCGTGTCCGCTTGTCGTTTTATTGAGCGCGAAAACGGGATCAAGCGAACTGATGCTTAAATTTCCGCTCATGGTGTCGCCCGTCACGTTGACGTAGGTGGCGTCCGTGTCGAACGCGGCACCCGAACTCCATACTCCCCATAGGCCTGCCGCCTTCTGCCGAACATACAGCTTGCCCGTGGTGTTATCGCGCGCCTCGATGTACAGGTTGTTGCTGGCCGGAAGGGCCGGCGGCGTCACGGCAGGGTCGGACGTGTAGCAATGGCCGGTGAAGGCGTTGCCGGTCGGCGCACTGGTGGCACCGGCTGCGGAATAGAACGAACCGCTGACGAATGCGAAGCTGTCGTAGTTGGTGACCACCTGATAGGCGAGATCGCCCTGCAACGATGTCATCGCATCGCGGGCGTTGTTGGCGCCGGTTCCGCCGGCCACGATCGGGCGCGGCGTGTTGAGATCCTGCGCCACGTCGGTGACGTTGCCGTTGTACTTGGCGCTCTCGATCGTGGTGCCCGACACCACGCTGGGGTATGGCTGGGCATAGACGCCTGATCCGTCGCGCGGCATTACGATAACTCCTCTACGGTGCCGTCTGGCAGCACGCGGTACGTCGGCTGCGGCTGCGATTTCTGTTCTAGTTCGCGGCGACGGGCCTCCATCGCCTCCGAGATCATGGCGCCGCTCGGCGTGCCGACCGGCCTCGCCAGGGGATTGGCGGTGAAGTTTTTCGGCAACGTGTCGAGGCTCTGCTGCGCCAGTGGCGACTGCATGCGAATGGCGTTGTCGGCTTCCTCGGCAATGGCTCTCGCGCCGCGGTTGGCGTAAGTGCGCGCCGCGGCGCCAATGGTCGCGGGCACGACGGCAGCCGCCGTCAGCCCCGCGCCAACCGTCGGGTGTCCCATGCCAAACGCCGTCGCCGCACCACCACCTGCGCCGGCCAGGGATCCCCACACTCCGCCCTTATCGAGCGCCTTGCCGATCGACTGCGCGCGGTCGATCATGGGCGTCGCGCGGTTGGCGGTGCGCAGGATGTTCTCCTCTACATCGGAGAAGCCGCGGCCCTCGCCCCTGCCGGCAGAGATCTTGTTGACCAGCTTGGCGATGTTGGTGCGCTGCTGCTCCGCCGTCAGACCCGGCCCTTGTGCCTTGGCGATGTTCAATTCCGACTGCGCCGCGTCCTTGCCGGTGATGGCGTCGGAGTGAAAACCCTGCCGGGCGTTGCCGACCGCGCTGCGAACGCTCTCAGGCGCATTCGGCGGCAGGTTCTGCTCGACGAAGTTGAACACATCGTTGCGCAGGTTCTGGTTGGCCGCCGCACTTGGTCCTTTAAGCCCCGCGCCACTGAGCTGCACGCGGAGCGCATCGACGTCCTGCGACGTCACGAACGGCGCGTTCTTGACCCGGTCCAGTTCCTTTTGAATGATCCGGTGCTGCAGCGCCCCGCTCTCAGGAACGTCGTGGAAACCCTGCTTGAGCAAATTGTCGGCTGCGTCTGTCAGCATCCCGCGGTACTGAGCACCGGAATACATCTGCCCGCTGTCGCGGTAGGCGTTGAAGCCGGCGCTCGAGGCGTCGCCGATCGCCTCGCGCGGGGGCGCCTGGATGCCGCCTTTGCCGACACGGCTGGCGACGGCACCAGGACCATAGGTCAGCGCCGTGTTAAGCGCACCACCGATATAGTCAGGGTTGCGCACATCTGCCGGTATCCGCCCCGAGGCCACATCACCGACAAACCTGACTGGGGCCAACGCCGCACCAAGCAGGCCGGCGTGACTGTCGAACGTGACGTTGCCGGTTTCGTCCTTGCTGAACGGAAAGAGCTGCCCGGTGTAAGGCTTGGTCGGCTCCCGCGGCGCCGGCGGCGGGCGGTAGTCCGGCGCGCCCGCGAGCGGACTATCCGCGCCGGATACTGGCGGCGCGGGCGATCGCTCGGCCTCTGCCGCGCGGCGCATCTGTTCGACGGGATCGTCGTCCATCAGTCGTCCTCTCGGCTCATGCGGCGCTTGGCCCGGTTGATCTCGAGTTTCGCGGCGCCGCTGCCGTGTATGCGGTCAAATTCCTGGATAACGCCCTGGTTGGTCGGGTTCTTGAGCAGGATGTCGCGCGTTCCGGTTCCTTCCGGGTTGCTCACGCCGGCGTTGGGCACGTCCACCTTGAAGAAGCGATGCTGCGGGTCGCCGCGTAGATACTGCTCGCGCAGGCCTTCGTAATTGTCGATCTTGCCGTGGATGTCGGACTGCATGATGTCGATGATCTTGCGCTTGGACGCCTCCTGCATGTCGGGCGTGCCCTGCAGGCCCTTCGCCTGCGCGACGTCGCCTTCCGAGACGCGCGGATCCTTGCCGTTGACCAGCATGATGCCGTAGGCGATCGTCCGGTCCATCGCCTTCTGGTACTTCTCGCTCTCGTTGGCGATCTTCTGCGCGTCCTGGCTGCCGATCTTGGCTGCAATTTTCGCCACGTTGAATTTGGCATCGGCACCAAAACCCGAAGTGACGTACCCGCTGTCGAGGGCCTCCCTGGCGATCTGGGTATCCCGGAGCATGGGGACGACCTTGCTGATCTGCTCCTTGTCGGCGGCGAACTCTTTCAGGAACGGCTCACGCTCGCGGCCCGTGCGCTGGAAGAACTTATTGGTCAGCACCGCGGTGTCACTCTCGGCCTGCGCCTTGGGCGTCTCGGCCTGGGTCTTGGCCGTGGTGGCGTACTGGCTCTCGGTTTCGGCGCGCTGCTTCGGCAGCCCCATGCGGTAGCCGAGCGTCTGCTCCTGGCGCTTCTGCCAGTTGGCGATGTCGGCCTTGTACTTGAGCACGTCAGCCTCATAAGGAATGGCGAGCCGCTGCCGCTCGGCCTCGATCTTCGACGCTGCCGCCGCCTTGAGCCGCGGGTCGACGTCGGCATTCATGATCCGCCGCGTCAGATCCTGCTCGATCGGCCCCATGCCCGGCTTGGTGGGCGGCTCCGGCTGCGGATCCTTCTCCGGCGGGACATACTCGTCAGGCACGCGCGGCGCGGTGCGGACAGCCGCGCGCGCATCTGGCGGCGCGGCCTGGATCTGCGGCGCGACCTGCGGGAAGCCTCCGCCGGGCAGGATCGGCTTGACGTCGCTGGCGACCGGCGGGAACACGTTAGGCGCCGCCTGGGCAACTTGCGTATTGCCACCAGGAGGCGGTACGGGCGGCGCCGGCTGCGCGCCGAAGGTGTCCTGCCGCTGCTGCACGGTGTCGCCGACGGACTGTCCCAGCGGCCCCTGGAGGGCGCCCGTGGCGGGTGGCATGTCGGACTGCACGTCGCCGGTGCGCCCCTGCAGCGAGGCGGTCGGGGCAAACGCGGGCGTTGCCGCCGGCCTGGACATGCCCGTGACGTCGGCCAGGCGCGCCTCCTGCGCGGTGTCCGACGGCGTCGGAGGCGTGTCAGCGGTCGGCGGTTGCTCGCCGCGGGCGGCCAGGATGGCCGCCGCATTGTTGCGGGCGCCGCCGCCGCCGGGCATGCCGTAGTAAGCCATGATCTTCTGCGCGGCGGCCTGCCCGCCGAGGCCGCCGGCATTGTTGACCGCCAGATTGTAGCCGGGCGCGTTGCCGGCGCCCGTCAGCATCTTGACCGCGGTTCCGGCGCCCTGCTGGTGCGCCAGGGCCAGCTCGCCCGGTGACGGCGGGCGACCCAGCCCTTTCTCCAGCACCGCCGCGTTGTCGTCGGTGAGCCGATTGGCGGCGACGATCGACTTATCGATGTCAAACCGTGCATTGCCGGGAATGCCATACTGCGCGCCGGTTCCGCGGGTGAACTGGAACGGTCCCCCGGCACCGGTCGATGAGACTTCGTTCGGCGACTGCGCTTCCTTGCCGGCCAGCTGACCGAGATACCCTCGCCGCTCGGGATCCGCCACCAGCCGATTTAGCGAGGCTTGCAGATAGGTCGGCGCCGGTCGGTAGCCGGCGGGCGCAGCACTTGCCGAGGCAGTACGCGCCCCTGGCATGGCGGCGTCATCCGCGGTGGCTGTTTCATCGCCCGTCGCCAGTGGCGCGACGTCGGCGCGCGGGCCGGGCCTGGCTATCGTCGGCGGCGCGCCCGTCGCGGCGCTGTCCAGCTTGCTGATGGCGGCATCGGTCTTGGCGGATTGCTCGGCAGTATCCCGCTCGATCGACTTGCCCAGGTAAGCGTCGGCCAGGCTGTCGCCGATCGAGTACAGGCCCTCTCCGAGCGTTTTAGGCGCGGTGGACTTTTTCATCAGCATCGCCAGGGCAATCTTCTGGCGCATCTGCTGCGCCGAGGTGCTGTTGGCGTCGTTCTGAAAAAAGATCGTCTTTTGCATATCGTCAAAGAAACCCATCACGCCGCCCTCAGAATGCCGCCCATGACCCTGCTCGGATTGATGTGCTTGACGCCGCCGATTTCAGTTACGGCGCGCTTGTCGTATTTTTCAACGTCCTGCGCCATCGGTCCGACGTGCCGTATCGACGCCGGGTCATCCTTGTAGCTGTACTCGTAGATCGGCAGCCTGGCGCGCGGCTCGTCGTGATCGACGTCGAACGACGCCAGCTTGCGGCCAGGCTCGTCGTGATCGATGTCGGCGGTGAACACGGTCCCCATCCGCTTGACGTTCTCCTTGACGCGACGGTCGGACATGATTGCCGCGCCGCCGAGCTTGCCGCCGAGGCCGAGCAGGCCGCCCATCGTCGACTGCCAGTTCTGGTTGGCCGACTGGTAGTTCTGGCTCTGCTGCGCAAAATTCTGATTGATCAAGCCGCCAATGTCGGTCGTCGCGATCTGGCTCCCCGGCGTGTTGGTCAGGCTCGGGTTGGCGACTTGCGTCTGTCCGAGCAGGGCGCTGATCTCGTTGATCGGCTGGTTGCGCTGCGCGTACTGTTCCTGCAAATATTGATTACGCGCAGCGTTGGAGGCGTTGAACCCCGACTGCGCCTGCGCCAGCTGCTGGCCGACGCCAGCGTTGTAGAAACCGGCCTGCGAGGCGTTCTGGGCGTTCTGCTGTTGCTGCGCGGCGTTGGCGAACGAGCCGGCACCGAGGCCTTGCGCGTAATTCTGCTGCTGTGCGGCGTTGGCGAACTCGCCGCGGCCCTGCGCCTGCTGGTAGGCCTGCATCTGCGCGGCGTTCTGGAAGCCGGCCTGCTTGGCGGCCATGTCGTTCATGCGGGCCTGCTCGGATCCGGCCTGGCCGATCGCCGCGAAACGCGCGTCGGTCGACTGACGGTTATAATCGTCCATCGCCGAGGCATAGGCCTGCGAGCCGTACCTGATGCCCTGGTCGGCGAGCCTCTGCTCGATCGCGCTGCGGTCCTTGGTCAGCTGCGGATTGATCCGCGCCATCAGGCTGTCCTCGACGCGTTGCCGATCGGCGGAGAAATTATCCGCCGGCCCATAGCTGCGCGTGATGTCGCCCGCGTCGCCGAACGTAGACTGCTGCTGGCCGTAGTCGCCGAGACTGCGCTGGATATTGCCGCCGGCGTCGTATCCCGTTTGCGCGCCGGGCACGTTGGTGATCGAGCTGGCGCTACCGGCGCCAGGCGCGCCGCTGAGGTCCATCTCGTTCGACAGCAGGCCGGCGATCCGACCCGACTGCGTGTTCGCCATGCTCGCCAGATTGTACTGCGCGCCGAGGTTCTGATCCTGGATGGCGCGGCCCTGGTCGGTCAGCTGCTGCGTCGCCGTGAAGCGCGGAATGTTGTACGTCGATCCAGTGGATGGGTCAGTCCAACTGTAGTTGCCGGTGACATCGTAATTGAGATTGCCGGTCGGCGTGACCTGGTTGGTGTTGTTGAGGAACGAGTTGGCGACCGCCGTCGAGACGTTGGTGCCGGTCTGCGCGGCTGCCGTCGCGTACGGGTTGGGCGGTGTCGGTGCGTCGGGCTTGCTCATCTCAGTATCCTCGCTGCGGCATTCCCTGCGGCGGCATCTGTGGCTGTGGCTGCGGCGCTTGCGGCGCCTGCTGTGGCATCAGCCCGCCGAGGGCGCCCGCCATCATCGGCGGGGGCTGCGCGGCGCCAGGCGGCATGCCCTGCGGCGGCATGCCCTGCTGTGGTGGCATCGGAGACGCCTGCGGCGCGGCGCCGCCTGGGGGCGGCATTCCCCCTGGGGGCGGCATTCCGCCTCCCGGCGGCATGCCCTGCTGCGGCATTTGCGGCGGCGGGCTGGCGATGTTCATCAGCGCCTGCGTGATTTGATCGCGCTGGCCGTTCTGGGCGGGGTCGAGGTATGGAGTGGGCATTATGCGGCCTCATCTAGCTGGTTTGCAGTTTTCGCCGGACGATGCCGGTTGACGTTGTAGCGCGATTGTTCCCAGTCCTCCACCGTCAAAGTGCCGACGACGCCGTCGCGATTGCGCCCGCCGAGCCGCTTGATGTGGTGCAGGGTGAAACCGACCGCGGCCATGATCCGCAGCACGATCTCGTTGTCGGCCATGGTGGTCTTGATCACCATCTGGCAGCCAACCTGGTAGAACGGGTAGTCGTACATGATCTGCACTGTCCGCCGCGACAGCCAGTTGGTTCCCGGCAGGGCGGCGCCGGAGATCTCGATGGTGCCGAGTTCCGGGCACCAGTTGCGGTATACCAGTCCGCCCAGCAGCTTCCCCTCCGCGTCGGCAATGCCGATCGCGCGGCACTTGCCGAAGCCGCGTTCCCGGCACTCAGGGATCAGCGAGGCGACAAAATTCGCGACTATTTCATCATGACCGTAGACATACTGGTGCATAGCTTGTAAGCTATTCCTGTTCATCACACTAGGAAGCAAAACCCATGAAAACCCCTATCATTGCAGCGATACTGCTTGTCCTGGCGATGCCTGCTCTCGCCTCTCCGCGGCACTCGACGCCGGCGCAGCAGAAAGACATACACAGGCTCTACGCCGCCTCCTGGAGGTGCCTCGAATATAATCCCGACAACGGCAGCGACCCTAACTATGCAATCCCGGAGGATGAAAACCAGATGTCTAAAAACGCCTGCAATCTTTCCGCCAGGTTGCAGAAGAAGCTGGGGAAGCAAGGGTTTTGCATTACCAGCCTGCACCATCCGGTGGTTAGATGCGCTGCGCTGCGTGTTCATTGAGGCTGCCAATTTTGCATCTGTTGGTACCAATCCTGAATTTGTTTAGCGGCGGCGTCGCCAGTGTCTGTGCCGGGTAGATCCCTGCGGAAGAATTGCTCGTTGGACGGCGACGTCCAGGTAGAGGTGGCGTTCTTGGCCGCGTTCGCCGCGACGTCGCCACTCGCCCAATCGGTCGCGCCCTGCGACAGGTTAGAACCGCCGATCGCGTTGCCCATTTCACCGTAGATCTGGCTTAGTAGTTGTTCGTTACTTCCCAACGTATTCCTGGCGTTGGCGTACTTGGAAAGGTAGTCCTGGGTCTGCGGGAAATAGCTCGGATCCAGCGGGTCGAGGCCGCGCGCGGCGTTTCTGTTAAACATGGCCTCGGCAATGGCCTGGCGGGTGTCGCTGTTGTTCTGATCCTCCAGATACAGCCTCACTGCCATGTCGTACGATCTGGCAGGATCGTTGCTGAGTTGAGACGCGTAAGGCGCGCGGGAGACTTCCCAGGCGTTTGGCTCGCCCTGGTCGGTGTTGACGATAGCCTGCGCCATAGAATTACGCACGCTGTCCGATAACCGGCTGGGGTCGAAATTACTCTGCTGCTGGGGCTGCGCAGGCGCGCTCGCACCCCCGCCACCCTGGCTGTTGAGCCATTGTTGCGCCGCTTGCGGGCCTACGGCATTGGTGAAAGTCGCCCAATCCGACATGCTCATGCCGACACGCCCCAGGACGCCGTATAAACCCGCCGAGTTATCGAAGCCGCCCATGCCGGGGGCCATTCCGGCGCCCTGGCCCATGTTGGTGCCGTCGTTGGCTCCGAAGTAGTTGCCACTCCAGTACATGGGGTCTTGTGACGGCTGCGGCTGTGGCTGCGGCTGTGGTTGTGGTGCTTGCCCGCCGCCCTGAGCGGCGAGCCAATCCTGCGCCCCTTGTTGCCCGACATTGGCAACGAACGTCGACCACCACGGCTGGCTGGTATACTGGCCCCCCATACCGGAAAACGGATCAGCAGGATTGTAGCCGCCACCGCCGACGCCGGGCTGGCCGTAGCTGTTGAATGCCTGCGGTTGCGGCGGCTGATAGGCAGGTGCGTTGCTCCAGCCACCGGCGTTCGCTGAATTGTTGGGGTCATATCCAAGCAGGCGATTGGGATCCGGCATCGGCGCAGGGGCTTGCGTTCCTGGCCCGCCGCCGCCGCCGTTGCTATTCAGCCAATCCTGTGCTGCCTGCGGTCCTACATTGGCGGCAAACGTCGACCACCACGGCTGGCTGGTGTACTGACTTGCGCCACCCCCATACAACGAACCGTAGTCGTAAGCTGGTTGTTGTTGTTGTTGTTGAGGAGCCAGGTAGTTCCGTATCGCGTCCGCTGCGGGAGACATGCTGCCTTCGCCCGGCTGAGGTCCGGCAGGAACTTGGTATTGGCTCAACCAATCGCCCCAGGACTGCGACTGCGGCTGCGGCTGCGGTTGCTGGTACAGGCTGGTGTAGTCGTAGGCGGGCGCCTGCTGCTGGTTTCCCGTGCTGTACAGGCTGGTGTAGTCGTAGGCTGGAGAGCCACGACTACCTGACCAAAAATCAAACCCTGGATCGCTATTGCCTCCGCCATAGATATTGCCGCCAGTCGCGCCCGTGTACGCCGCGCCGAGGCCTGCGTAGGCAGCAGTCTGGCCGCCAAAACCCTGCGGCCCATACAGATTGTTGAACATCGCCTGCGATTGATCGCCGACGCCGCCGGGACCAAAGCCCATCGAGCTATTGATCTGGTCGGCGCTCATGCTGCCGAAATCGGCCATATCGCTCTCCTAGACGTTGACGCCGTCGCGCTCGAACGTCGCGGCGATCGATACAAGATCCACTACCGGCTTGGCCTGCTGCCCGACCGACACCTGCACGATCGGCGCGTGGCTGTAGCCGGTCAGCCCGATCGACACCCAGCCGGTGTTGCGAACGACCGGCGGGTGCGGGATGCCCTTGTCCCACTTGGCCGTATCCCATATTCCCTCGTCCCAGAGATCGAGGATGCCGGGGTCGGGTCCGACCAGCGGCGGCTGCGGCAGCGCGACGACGTAGTCGGTGGTTGCCCATAGCTGCGGCTGGAACGGCTCGCCCGCTTTCGCCAGGAACGAGGCGCGCGACTGCCGCCACGTCACGGTCTGCGACGGCGATTGAAACATCTCCCAGCCGCCTACCAGCGTCGCGACATACGGCTTGCCGTCGTCGTATCCGGTGCGGTCCATTTGCATGATCTTGCCGGCCTGGGTGCCAAAGAAGGCGTTGCCGTACAGCCGCATGAAGCACATGGCGTCCCAGCCGGTGAAGCGCGCATGCGCGCCGGTGGCGGCGTTGGTGACGAGGCACATCTGGGCGCCGGCGGCGCCGCCAGGAAACGTCGTGAAAATTCCGCCGTACTCGTCCCACTTGAACATCGTCCACGGATACTGGCGCTTGGCATCGACCTGCTCGCGCCACATTGGCTTGATGGTGCGGGTAATGGCGGCCAGCTCCAGTTCGGCGCGGTCCTTGGTAATGGCGCCGCTGACAGGGAGTATGCCGTCGACCGTGGCAATCAGGAGATCGCCGCCGATTGCGATGTGCGCGTTCATGCCGAGCGGCGCCGACATCTCGTAGCGTCCCTCCTGGCGCCAGCTCGTCGCCACCGACGGGTCGCTGCCGGTGAAAATCAGCAGCTCGCCGAGATCGGTGCAGAACACCAGCTTGTCGTCGATGCCGTCGCCGGCGTCGATCGACCATGTCGCGCAAAACAGCAGCTTGCCGCCTTTGGTCGTCGCGCCGGATAGCGGGATCAAATTGAGTTGGCCCTGGGTCGCGTTGAGCGGCAGATACCATGCGTTCATGGTGTCGCCCTCAATAAAGAAAAAACGCCCGCGGTACTTGCAGACGTAAGTGAGATTGTGCCCCGTCGCGCAGGTCGGCGGCGGCGTCACGACCGGATTGGTGGTGATCTGACTTGTGTTGAATGTCGTCCACGTCGTGCCGTCGAAATGTAAAACATAATCGCCGCCGTCATTGCAGACCAGCATGTGCTCGCCACTGGCGTTCGCCATCTGGCTGGCAACGTAATTGCCGGAGGTCTGCCCGGTCTTGACCTCGACCGCCGGGACGGTCGTGACATCGTACAATTTGTTTATGTTGCCCGCGTACATGCGCTGGTTGCCGGCGCTGGCGAACGTGAAAGCGGAGATCACCGAAGTCGTCTCCGGCAGCTGACACCACATCGCGTAACCGCCACGCAGGGAGACGCCTTTCATGGTCGGCTTCCAGTTGTCGCAGATCACCGCGCCGCCTGGCTGCATGTAGGCTTCGTTCTCGTTCTCAATGATGCCGCGGGTCGGCGCGGGGATGGTGATCGTCTGCAGTTGCTGCGCGACCTGCTGCGGAACGGCAGTCCTGCGTAAGGCCTGGTGCTGGCTCATGTCGGTACCGGCCACGGGTAGGCGATGTTAGTGGCGGAGGACATCGGCCTGCTGCCCAGGATGATCGGCGCCGGCTGATCGTGACCCATGGCGTAGGTCAACGCATCGCCGTAAGTGCCCATGTCCTCGGCGTAGGCGGATCCTTTTTGAGCTTTCCATTGCCAGATCATCCCGAGTTTTAAAACGCGTTCGTCGAGCGTGAAACTATCGCCGTCGTTTAAAAACTCATCGCCCCGACCGCCGCTGGAAAGGTCAATGCAGTTCTTGTCAATGTAGGCAAACGTCGCGGTCTGACCGACCGGCATGACCGGGAAAATCAGCATCTGGCCGCCCAGCATCGTCCACTCGCCGCGCTGATTGTAGCGATTGAGGGCGCGGCGCTGCATCCATTCGTCGATATCGGGGATGAACTCCATCGGCATCAGCGCCGTTTGCGAACTCCAGACGTTTGCAGTCAGCACCATCCGCTTGTAGTTGGCGGGCAGCGGGAACGTCTGCGCGACGCCGTCGCCAACAAAAGTCTGCGTGACCTTCAATTTGGTCCAGTCCCGCGTGTCGTAGGCGATGCGCTGCGCCATCTCGTTGGCGAGCGACAGCATCTCCTGCATGGTGCGATTGCCGGCGAGGTTGGAGAATACGCTTTGCGGGATCAACACCCCGACTGCCGCGCAGACATCCTTCACCACCGACAACAGCGTCATGTCATGCAGCCCTGTTGGGGCGGCACTCGACCGCCATGCGGACCAGGTTCTTCTTGTTCAGGCTGCCCATCGGCGCCTGGCCGGTGTGCGTCGTGATGTACTCGCGGAGCTGAGTTAGATCCATCTCCTCAAACTCGGCCTCGATGCGTTTCGCAATTTCCTTCCTGGCGATCGCGTCCTCCTCCAGGACAGCGTTGCGGGCGCGGAGCTGTTCCAGCTCGGCCTGCAGCTGCATGTTCGGGGCGATGTTGGCCTTGGTATCCGCGATATACTCCGCCGCGGCGTTCTTCAGGTCGCGTCCGCCGAGGCCGAGGTTCTTCAGCTCCTGGCCGTCGATCGCCGCCAGGGCTTCGATGGTGTAGATGTTCTGCGCCCGCAGCTCGGCACGCTTGCCCTCGCTCAAGAACGGCACGTAATCGAGCGGCGTGCCGCTCTTGGTCTGCGCCGCGTGGCGCTTGAATTGCTGGTACTGATGCACGAACCGCTCGGCGTAGGTGACTTTTGTCTGCTCGCCGGTGTGCGGATGCGTCTGCCAGTGCGAGAACGCGTTGGCCGGAAACACCTTGAAGTCGCGCGAGCCTGGCGAACGTATCTCGACCACTTCGATGTCGTCGTAGATCGGCCTGCCTTCTTCGCGTGATTTGACCTCGTTCAGGGACGCGTGGTTCTTGAACAGCGCGACGAGAACGTCGTCGGGATCTTGCCTTGCCATTTATCTCTCCGTTGCTGATGCCTTGAACAAATAAAACCGGGCCGCCTTCGCGGAAGGAAGGCATCGACCTACACGTCGGCGACCCGGCATATTCCTGACTGCGTCAGGAACCCGGAACGCTGTCGTACATGCGCCAGTTGAAGAACGGGTTGACTTGCGTGAGTTCTCCCATCCACCCGATGAACTGGGCGATGGCATCCTTGTCTATGGGCATCATCCCATCGCCGTCGAACAATTTGTCGAAGTTACGATTTGGATGATAGCGAAGGCGGAACGTGTCGGTGTTCAAACCAAACGTGGTATTCGCCGGCATATTACTGCCGATGCCGCCATCGAGCACGATCTCGGCTCGCTTGCCGCCGCCGATGTACTCCAGTGCGCTAAAGCCGAGCTGGCCGAGCGATGTGGAGTTTTGCTGGCGTTGGATCGCGACCGTTGCTGCATCGTAAGCCGCGTAGTGCTCCGGCGACATGATGAGAAGATCCGCATAGTCGCGTCCGCGGCTCTGCTTGGTCATGATGTAGTTGAGCATCGGCCTGATCGTGGTCGACGAGACTTGCGTGGAGCCTGCCAGAAACGAGTTCGCGTCATAGGTCTTGGTCTGCCACACGGTCGCCTGCGCGCGATCGATGCCGCCGTAGACGCCGGTGTTGACGACGATCGGCACCGCGGTGGCAAGGCCAGTGATCTGCTTGCCGCCGTTGGCGGTGCCATCGCCGTACAGGCCGGCATCCATCGTATCTTCAAGCGCGCGCTCAGCTGCCGAGATGTAGCTGTCGTAGACGTCCATCAGCTGGCTTTCGCCTTCGTTGTTGAGGATCTCCTGCATCGAGAGGATGACAGGAACGACAACCATCTTCGGCGAGAACACAGCGTCGTTAAATAAATCGAGTGCCGGGTTCAATAGCTGATCGAACCCAGAATACCACTGCGCGGTGGTCTTGCCGATTTGCAGCGTCTGGCGAATGGTCGGGCCGGAGTAAGTATTCCACAAGCCCTTCCTCTTCATCACGGCGAGCAGCGCGTTGTTGTTGCTCACCAAGTCTTGGTAGCCGCTGGAACGATCCTCCAGCGCCATGGATAAGATCTGCTGATAGGCAGCATTGGTAGTTACGTTGGGCATGGTTGCCACTCCACATGGGGTTCACAGACTAGCCACCATTGACGCGGCGGATCGCGTTCTGGATGGCCTCGCGACGTCCAACGGGTTTCTGGTTTCGCCGCGATGCTCCGTTTGAGGGAGCCACATCGGGGGAGCCTGAAATCGATTGGTCTATGGGTCGGGTCTGAGCCGGCGTGGCGCGGGTCTGAGCCGCTGTGTTGCCGGGGCGAAGCAGTTCGGCCCGGCGGTATGCTGTCATCAGATCGAACCCGAGCTTCAGCTCGTTCTCGATCAGGTCGCCTAGTTCGTCAAAACGCGGGTGCTGCTCGGCAAATTGATCGACCGCCGATCGCGTTTGCCTGAATTGAGCCTGAGTATGCATCTGATGCAAGGCCTGTTTCAACCCCGAGATCTCCCGATGCAGCGCCCCCATCTGGTGCTGGGCGGCCTGCTGGGCGTTGCCCTGCTGGACCTGCTTCAGCTGCTCCGGGGACTGGCTCAGGACGTGGTAGGCGATGTCGCGCAGGTTGATGCGCTGTCCGGTCTGCGGGTCCGTCATGCCGAGGTTGTAGATGATGGTGTCGAGGCCGGCGATCGGGTCCTGCCGCAGCTTGTTCTCGATGCCGACGTAGCTCGCCAGGGCCTTGTCGAGCGTGGTGCCCTGCTGCTGCGCCATCTGGTGGTAGGGCGCGATCGGCTGGAAGGCGTCATGGCTCGACTTGTACTGCCGGTAGATGCCCTCGGCCTCCTGGTGCAGGCGGTGGTAGTCACCGCGGACGCTCTCCGGGGCGTTGTCCCAGTCCTGCCGGGCGCGCTCCGAGATCCGCGGCGGCGGGTCGCGGTACGGCGCCCCCTCAGGCAGCGTACGGAGCCGCTGGGCGGGTTGCTGGGCATTCTGGGCATTCTGGGCATCCTGGGCATGCCCGGGCGTGCCCGGCTGCCCGGAGGCCGCCTGCTGGCGCGGGGCGAACGTTCCCCGCTCACTCCGGGGCTGGTCGCTGGGGCGCTTCTTGAGATCGATGCCCTCCCGCGGCGTCTCCTCGGGGGGCTGGTTATGTCCCTTGCGGGCCTCCGCCGCCGGCGGCGCGGGCTTGGGGGCGGGCTTCGCGGCCTTGGGCGGCGGACTGTTAGCGCGATCGAACGCCGCCTGGATGGCCTCCCGGCGGCTCTGGGGGCGGCCCTTGCCGCCCTCGAGGTCGCCGACCGGCGCCTGCGGCGCCTGGGGGCCTACCGGATTGGGCGAGTTCACCGGAAGCGGGTTGATCGGGACTTCGCTTTGATTGGGAGCAGCGGTTTGTGGCGCGCTCGGCGGCGCGGCGGGGGATGACGTATCGCTCATGATGCTTTCCTTCGCTTGCAACTACGGACTGCGCGTCCGCACGCCGGCTTTGAATTTCTGGATCGACTGGTGGATCGCCTTGCGTCGGGCGTCCCTGGCTTCGCGGGTGATCGAGGCCCGCGTCTTGGGTTTCATCTTCTCATTGCCAACCTCGACCAGGCCATTGGCGCGACCAACCGCGCGGAACTGGCGCTTGGACGTGTAGAATTTTCCGTCGACCTGCTCGACCGGATCCATGATGTCGCTGATGATGTACGGCAGCGGCAGATCCGACTGACAGTGTGGGCACCTGTCCTTCTTGACCCGGAACCTGCCGGGCATGAACTCTTCCAGCTCGACGCTCACTTCGGGTTGCCTCCCGTTGTCGAGACGACCACGAACGTCACCGGCAGCCCGCCAGCGGCGATCTTCGTCACCGCCAGGCCGTACTTGGTCGTGCCGATCGCCTCCGTGACCGGCAGGCCCCGCGTCGGCGCCGTGGCGGTGACGTCGGTCACCGCCATGCCGCCGCTGGCGACCGTGATGACCGACGTGCTCACTTCTTCCTCGTCGACGACCGCGCGATCGGCTGGAACTCAAAGTCGACCGGGGCGCTCATTTCAGGTCCGTTCCTGATCTGGACCTGAACCGTTACCGGTTCCGCCCACAGGCTCGGCTTGACGCCGGTGGAGAGCGTCTTGGCCGTCGCGTCGAACGTGGTCGGCTCGTCGTGACCGGCGAAGTGGATCACGCTGTCGGCGAAGAAGTTCTCGCCGCTGACGACCAGCTGAAAGTCGGGATCGCCAACCATGCAGCTGGCCGGCTCGATGCCGGCAATGGACGGCTTCGGCACCTCGACATTCTCTGGCACCGGCAGGCTGACCGTCTGCGGCTCGTTGATCGAGGCCGTAAACGGAAAGACTTGAGTACCCGACTTAGGCGCGGCCTTCGTCTTTGCGTCAGAGTTGGCGTCCGCCTGATGCTTCTGGTCGTGCTCGTCGCGCTTTTTGTCTGTCATGAGAAGGTCCAGTTCACGGTTGCCGTCTGCACCACGCCACCGGTGACGACGTAGACCGGCCAGGTGCCGGCGGTCGGTCGCTTGGCGGTGGTCGCGGTGATGTTGGTCGCCGACACCCATGTCGTCGGATAGCTGACGCCGTTGACCCAGAGCACGCTCTGCCGCGTGAAGTTGGTCCCCGTCGCCGAGCAAGTGCCAGTGCCGCCGCCAGAGGCGATCGAGGCAATCGAGGTCAGCGTCGGGTTGGTCGCCGGCGACAGGCTCGAGGCGTGCGTCGAGTTGGGGCTGGCCGGCACGGGCGCCGCCATGGTCGGCGCCGGGATGGTCGGCCCGCACGATGCCGACTGGCTCGTGTTCAGGGTCACGCTGCCGGGATAGGACAACACGACGTTGCCGGGCGCGAGCACCGACACCTCGGTGCCGGCGCCCTCATGCGCGACACTGCTTGACGCTGGCACGGCGCCGTACGCCGCCGGATGAGTGGAATAGGCGCCCGTGCCGGGATAGGTGTTCTCCGTGCCGCCCGACGTCGCGCCGGTGCCGGAGGCGAGCGCCGCGGTGTTGGTGGCGAACGTCACCAGCGCGCCTGCCGCGCCGTCGTCGAAGAACGGCGGCGGGTTGGGGTTCTTGCGATCGCCTGGCGCCAGCGACGTGCCGGTCCAGTTGCCGCTGGCATCGAGATCGCCATTCGGCTCGGCGTAGTTGACCTTGGTGAAGTTGGGCACGTTGGGCGGCGTCGCCCCCGTGCAGCTCATGTTGGTCGGCGGCGTCGGATTGGGCGCCGTCACGGTAGCTGCGTTTTGGGCCATGCTAGTCTCCTCCTGGGGTTAGCCGTACCGGCTCAGGGATGCGAGGCTCCCCATAGCGTTGTCATCTTCTAGTTCAGAGTGTTGCTCCCCGCGCAAAACCTGATCGCGAAACTCCTGGGGATCGACGCCCAGCTTCTTGGCACGCTCCCACATCTGCTTGGACATCAGCTCCAGCTTGCCGGCGCCGATCTTGGTCTTGACGCCAGTCTGTGGCCCGTAGGTGCCCCACATCAGCGCCTGCGTCGGCACCGCCTCGATGCCGAGCGGGTTGGCGATCTTGTTGCGGTACCACGGCCCGATCTGGCGATACTCGGTGCCCTGCATGTATTCGTTGAAGTCGTTCGGGTTCCGGCGGGCATCGGGCAGACCAACCGCGCGGGTGAAATGCGCGTCAGGCACCGCGCCAGTGGTCTGGAAGCCGGTCTGCGGCACGCCCGAGGCGCCAGAGTATAAATTGATTTTTACGTTGTCGTCACCGTAGCCATGAGATCCGGTCCTGAAATAGCGTTCAACCGGATTGGCCTGGTTGAGATGCCCCATCATGCCCTTGACGTCACGCAACGCCTCCGGGTAGTCCGCGCCGCGCTTCGGCACCGCGATGCCACCATATTGCTTGAAGATGTCGTACTCACCGCGCTGGCGCATCATGTTGGCGGCGGTGCCGCGGTTGATCTCAGACGGCACGCTTGACCCCGCCGAGAACGGCGTGACGCTCATATTGAAATCCATGTACTCTTTCGCGGCACGTTCAGGCCCAACCAGCTCGACCATGCGCTGATACATCGGGTCCATCACGTACCAAGGTACCATGCCCTGCTCCAGGCCAGGATGCTTGCGCGCCTCTGTCAGTGTGTCGAGGATGCGTTGCTCGTTGGCTGGGTTCATTACTGCCAATGCGGCCTCGTTAGGCGCGCCGGGTCTTTTTGGCTGCCACAGTTCCGTCTCCATGTTGCCCTGGCGCCGACCCTGCTGACTGATGTCATAGAGATCCTGCCGCGTGACCCCGAACAGTTCCTTCAGCGCCGGGTGCTCCGGCTCGACCCTGGCGGCGGCCTCGGCGGCGATCACGTCCGGGCGCTTATAAATGCCGGGATTAGCCACTCGCTGTGGATTGGTGATGTAGGGCGCATTGATTGGGGAGGACGGACCAAGAACAGGCACGTCGATCGTTCCCGTTTCGTTACCGGGGTTCAGGGTGTCGCCCATCACCTCGGCCTTTGGCTCGGCCTTCGGCTTGGCCTTGCGCACGGCACCGGCGCCGAGTGCCACTTCGCCGCCCTTTACCGGCACGCCAGCAATAGCGCCGGTTCCCATGGTATTCATCGCCACGCCAGGCGCCCAGTCAGTCGCGGCCTGGGTCTTGAACGCCTCATAGGCGTCGGCCTCCTCGCTGCCTGGCGGGTACGGGTTCGGTTTCATCAGCGCGCCTGGCGTCTCTACCGTCCGCGCCAGGCCACCCATCACGGCACGCGGCAGCCGATCGAACAGCCGGTTGGCCCAGCCGACGCCTGGCGAGAATTGGCCGCCGTCGCCGATCAGCGGCGCGCCGGCGTCGGGCAGCTCGTAATCGTCTTGCCTGGCAGCGTCACCCATGCGCGGCATTGGTCATCACCATCGGTTCGGGATGTAGGCGCGTCGTCCCATGTTCAGGACGCCGGGCTCCACTTCCGTTATTGGCGGGATCGGCTCGCCGGACCAGTCGAGATCCGCGGGGCTGCCGATCACCATGATCGAGCCGGGTAGCGCCGACATCACGATGTCCTGCGGAGGCGTGGTCGCGTAGACGATCAGATCGGCGTCGTTGCCGGTCAGAACGATCGCGCCGGGATCCGCGATTAGCTTGTAGCCGGAGGTCAGTATCAGCCCAGCCGGATAGCCGGTCAGCGTTATCGCGCCGCTGATCGCCGGCATCGTGACCGAACGCAACAATCCTGTTGCGTTGCCGGTCAGATTGACCGCGCCCGCCGTCGCCAGCATCGGTCGCGCGGCTATGCCACCCGCCGCCGTGCCATTGAGATTGATCGCGCCCGGCGAGGCGATCATCACCCGCGCGCCGAGCGTCAGCAGGCCGACCGGCAAGCCCGTCAGGACGATGGCGCCGGGCGTCGCCGTTAGCGACAGCTTGACCTTGAGGTTGGTTGTCGCGACCGGCGTGACAATGATCGACCCCGTCACCGCGGCCATGTTGCGTTGAACCGCCGGCCCGGTCGGATAACCCGTCAGCAGAACGGAGCCGGCGGTCGCCGGCATCACGCGGCCAAGCAGCATCCCAACAGGCTGGCCGTTGAGCGTGATCGCGCCAGCCGTCGCCGGCATCGAACGCGCGGCGATCGTGTTTGTAATGGTACCATTCAGAACGACCGACCCAGCCGTGGCTGGCATCATTCGTCCGATTGGCATGCCCGCCGGAGAGCCCGTCAGCGCGATGGCGCCAGCCGTGGCCGGCATCACCTTGCCGTAGTTCAAGCTCGCCGCGCTGCCCGCCAGGACGATCGCGCCCGCCGTGGCCGGCATCGTGTAGCCGACCCTGAGATTGGTGGTCGCGACCGGCGTGACGACGATCGAACCCGTCGACGCCAGCAGCGCCTCGCCAACGCTCAGCGAGGCTTGGTAGCCCGTCAGTACGATCGAGCCAGTCGTAGCCGGCAAGTTGCGCTTGACGAGCAGATTGGCTGTCGTACCCGCGACCACAAACGAGCCGGCGGCGGCCAGCATACCCAGCTGGCCGTCCCAGTGCGCTTCGTCCCACTTGCCTACGTCCCAGCGTTCCGGGACTGGTGGCGGCACATAAGGCATTCATTCAGCTCACCGTGAAGGCGCCATTCGCGGCATCAAAGTCGATCGTGAACGTATCGGTGCTGTTGAGCGTGATGCTCGACGCATAGTCGTAGTAGCCCACCAGCTTGTTGGTGGCGCTCGAGTTGTAGAGGATGGCGTAGCGGAACGGTCCGATGCCACCTGCTGTCGCCGTGAATACCGTGTCGACCAGGATCACTTTCATGACGCCCGCGGTCGTGATCGCGCTCGTCGTCGTGATGGTGTTGCCGCCAGCAGTGTATCCGTTGGCCGCGGCAGGCGCCGGCGCCACCGTGGTGTTCCAGACCGTGTCAGTCGCCTGCGTCGGCGCCGTATTGGTCAGCGCCACCTTGTAGACGCAGGTCGCGAGGTTGTGGCCTGCCTTCGACAGCTCATCGATGAACGTGAAGTACTTGTTGAACGCTGCCATTAAATCGGCCTCCCCATTGGTAGCGGTTTCATCGCCGCGGCTTGCGCCTTAACGACAGTGTTTTGTATGGCCATCTGTGCCTTCTGGCGATCGAGCGCCATCTTCTGGTCGTTCTCCAGCATCTGCGCCTGGTGCGCCTCGCGGCTCTCCATCGCCTTCTGGTTCTGGACCTGCAGCTTGGCTTCGCCGTCGCGCGCCTTGTCCTGCAGCTGCGCCTGCGCGATCAGGCGCTCATTCTCCAGCTCCATCTTCTTGTGCTCGTCTTTCTGCAGCAGCTCCGAGGCCTTCAGCCGTGCGTCCATTGCGTTCTTGTCGGCGATGGTCTTTTGCTTCATCTGCTCGATCTGCATGTCAAGCTTGCCCTTGGCGGTGACCGGATCATCGCCTGGGGGCTGGTCGCCCTTCGCCTTCATCTGCTCGATCAGCTCGTCGATCGCACCATCGAGCGAGCGACCGGAGCGGAACGGCGCCGTTGCGAATTTCAGAATTTCACCGCAAAATGGCGCTGTTTTCGGCTCGTTCTGGATCATGGTCGATAGTTGCGGCAGCAACTGGCCGAGCACGCCAATGAACTCCGTGCGGCGCTGCTTCTCGGCGTTCTCGTCCGCCATGATGGTGCTGTCGGTTTCGATGTCGAGGACGAAACTCTTGGCGCGGTTGTCCCCTAAGAATTTCAGCACCTGCTCGATCGTCGGCTCCTCCTGCATCTTCTGCAGCTTGGACTGCGCCTGCGTCAGCATGGTCTGCACCTGCTGCGACTGCGCCGGATCCTGCTGTTGCTGCACCATCTGCTGGCCCTGCGCCATCATCTGCTGCAGCTGCTGCATTTTTTGCTGCTGCATCGCCTGCGTCGGCAGCTGGGTCTGGCTCATCTCGATGATGGTGACGGGGTCGAAGCGTTCAGTAATAATTTCCGAAGCGATCTCGACCAAATCGCGCGCGAGCCTCACCATCTCCTGCTGCTTGTCGCGGATGCGCGTGCTGCCGTATTGCGTCTTGAGCTGCTGCGCGCCGAGCGTTTCGTTGGGGTCAGTGGCACCGCGCATGATGTCGCTCAGACCCATGATTTGATAAATATCCTCTATGACTTGTTTCCTAAGTGCGACCAGCGCCGTGATCGTGGTCGCGATCATGTCGATCGGCAGCCAAATGATGACATCTTTCGTGCCGCCAAAAGCCGCCCAATTACTGATCGGCACCAGCAACCGACCGCTGGTTTTGGTCTGCACCGCGGCCTGCACTGCATCCGCCAGTTCGGCGCCGCCGGCGGGATAGAAACCCTTGGCCTCGATCGCGTCGGAGAGCGCGTGGATGCGCCCCGTCAGCAGATTGATTTCCTCGAGCTGATCCTTGTACTGCAGCACGTCCGGCACCGGGATCAGTGAGCCGCGCTGCACCGTGCCGTAGGCCGGCGGCGGGCAGGGAAAGAAGTTTTGCAGATCGAGATGCGGGTCGGCCTCGTCGAGGATGTCCTCGACGCCCTCCGCGACCCACAGCACGCGCCGGCTCGGCTTGTGCCAGACTTCCCAGAATTTGGCGCGCTCGCGATAGTCGGCGCCGCCGACCTCGGCGCTCTCCTTGTCGACGCGAAACTCGGCGTCCTGGTACGCATCGCCAGACGTTTTGCGGAAGCGTTTGCGCGCCTCGCCGCGCGTCAGGTAGCTGGCGGCGGCGACCCAGGTGACTTCGCGCCAGTTACGCGAGATCGAGTGCAGGAAGTCACGCCGGCCCTTGAAATCGATGCAGACGCGCTCGCTGTCGTAATAGGCGTCGGTATTCTTGCCGCTCTCATAGCGGCACCAGGCGACGCCGCGGCTGGTCATCGACAGGTCATCGCGCACCAGCAACATCAGGTCGTTGATGCGCGTCAGGTCGAAGGCGACGTTGCAGCAGCGTTCCATCACCTCGCTCGCCGCCTGGTAGACCGGCCTTCTGTCCTTGAATTTCGGCACAACCACGGGGATTGGCGGCTTGGCGTAGATGCTCGGCTTCAGCACTTCGCAGTTGGCCCAGAACATCTGAAACTCTTTGTCGCGCGCCATGTTGGATAGGCGCTTGAGCGAGGCGTACTGCTCGTCGATCTTGTCGCAGTGCGCGTTCCAGTCCTCGAAGGCGTCCTCGCTCTCGACGAGCAGGTTGATCCAGGCTTTGGCACTCTTCGGCTCGAGCGCCGGGTTGAACTCGAGGTCGTCGTGCCGGACGTCCTCCTCGATCGGCTTATTGGGATCGGCCACGCTTCGCCTCCATTCGATCAAGGCGCCAGTTCCAGTACCGCATGACGTGATCGTTCTGCTGCAGGTCCGATGGCGGCAGCAACTTGAGTGGCGCCGCCGGCTCCGGTTGCGTCATCGTCACGATCATGTCGCTGCCGTCGTACCAGATCGGGGCGAACATCGGGTCGCGATCGGCGCGTCCCCTGGCGACCCTGAGCGCGCGATGGGTCATGGCTTCGTCCTGTGCTTGGCGATGAACCGCTCGGCCACCGCCTTCATGTTGCGCATCCTGGACTGTCGCTGCTGCTCACGCTCGACGCGGACATCCTCCAGCCACTGCTGATGCGCCCGCGGCTGCGCCAGATGCAGCTCGGCCAGGTGGACGTGGTGATCGTATTCGTTGGGGTCGAAGTGCACGCCGCACTTGGTGCGCAGCAACACCAGCGCGTTGTGGATGGCGTATTGGTTCACCAGGCCCTTTTCGTTGCCGATCTTGCGCGTGCGGTGCAGCTCCTCGAGATGAAATTCCAGCGTGCTGACGACGTGACGCATCGCCTCGAGCATGCGACGCTCGGCGACCAGGCGCTCGTCCTTGGCGGCCTGGTTCCTGGCCCACGATTTCTTGCGGTTGGACTGCGCCGCCTTGTATTGCGCCAGCTCCCTGGCGTGCAGCGGCATGTTCTCCTGGATCGCCTTCATCCTGGCGCCGTCGGCGCGCGCCATCCGATTGACGTAGCCCCCGCTGTCGTCCAGCACGGTGTGGTGGCTATCGACGGCACTGGAGCCGAAGCGCGTTCCGTAGTTCATTCGCCTGCTCATAGCGTGATCCCCTTGCGCGTCTCCGCGGGCGGCGGGATGTGCCAGCCCTTCAGCGGTGGCGCCTTGACGACGCGCGGCGGCGCCGGCTTGTAGCTCATGGCGAGGTATCGAAATGCATCGGCGGGGTGGCTCGTCCAGTCGTGGACCGCGGAGGCGCGGAAGGCTTTTTTCTCGTCATCCCATTCCCTGCGATACTGCTCTAGCGCACTAATCCCGCCATCCTCGCAACGCGTATGAAACACGCATAGAGGCAAAACTCTTCGTACGGCGTTAACCCCATCCTCGATGGTTGCCAGGGGGACAAGAATTGGCTTAAGGCCGAGGGCAGACATTGTCTCCACTCGGGTTCGTCCTGATCCCCATTCCTTGACCTTGGCGTCGTGCGGGACGTGATCGTTGCCATGCAGCCACCCGTGCTGTTCGTGCCGGCGGAAGATCTCATCCCTGAACCACTCGACGCCGACGCCGCTCGCGGCGACATGGTCGAGTAGCACGATCTGCGCGCCCTGCGCCTGCCAGAACCACACGCTCGTATCGTCCGACACGCCGAGATCCCAGCATCGGTTCACTGGCCGATCGGCGATCGCCTCGACGCTGTCGAGGATGCGCCCCTCGGCGCGCACCTCGGCCATCTCGGTGCCCCAGATGCTGCCGATCGTCGCGGCGTTCCAGCTGCACTCGTATTCCTGCTCATAGGCCGCGCGCCCCATGTCGGCGCCGTACAGGGCCTTGTACTCATCGAGTGCATCGACCTGCTGCGCCTCGCTCAACGCGTTGGTGTCACTCACCGCGAGCATCTGGCTGAACCAGTCGGCGCGCTGCTGCGCGTACTTGAACATATCGAACGCGTGGTTGCGACCGCGCGGCGTCGTGATGAAAACTGCCCAACCATTATTTTCTTCGAGCATCGGGCGCATGTAGGCCCAGGCGCTCGGATTGCACAGCGCGTACTCACTGAACACCACACCCGCGGCGCTCGAGCCGACCGTGCGATTGTAGGCGTCGCTGCCGATGCACTGCCAGGTCGAACCGTTCACCAGGCGGATGAACATCTCGCTCTCGTTGGTGCTCTCGCGCAGCTCAGGCGGAAACGCTTCATCGATGCGGCGCACGCCAGTGTGGGGGTTCACTGCAGTAAACACGGCCTTGCGGGCCTGTGCGTACTCCGGCAGGCAGTGCCAGTAATTTCCGATTTTCCGAAATGCTGAAACCGCGGTATGATGCAGGCATATTTCATCCTTGCCAGCGCGTCGGTGCCACACTGCGATCGCGCGCTTGCCGCCGGCGTGCAAATAATCCCACAGCTGCATCTGATGATCGCGCGGCGACCAATCCTCTTTCGGGATCCGCACGCGCATGTTCATTTCTTTTTCTCCGCGGCGATGTCACGCAGAATAATTTCGAGGGCGCCCTCGATCTTTGCTTCGTGCGGTTGATTGGGCTTGCCCCAGCCGCGATCGAGCAGCTCTCGAGCGGCAGCAATGCGAACGTTCGGCTCGGCCTGCTCGCCGACCACGTAGCCGCCCAGCACACTTATGCTGGCCTCCGTAAACGATCGCGCCAGCGATCGCATGTGAGCGTGAGTGTCTAATGTTTTGCTTTTTGGTTTAGTCACTTGACGGGGTGGACACCCCCCTCCTCAATTCGGTTTGCTGTCGGGATGTTCCAGCTTCTCCAGGCGCGCCGTAATCTGCTCGAATTTAAATTCAAGTTGCGCCACAACTGCCTCTATTTCCTCATCAATTGCCTCGATCAACGCCTTGATGTCAGCCGCCGCCTTTGCCTCGGCCTGGTGCTCTGCCGCGGCGATGATTGGGATTATTTTCATATTTGCCATGCGACGTCCAGGCACGAAAAAGGGCGCGCAAACCATGCGCGCCCCCATATTTGGCGTCAAGTGCCCCAACGGGCACCAAATCTAGCTTCCGTGTATCAGTATCGTCAGCAGGTGCCAGGCCGGCGGCGCCAGCAAAAACAGCCAGAACCACCGCGGGACGACCATGATCAGAAACCAGACGATGCCGTAGACGTACATCGACGCCACGAAACCACCGATGGCCCACAGAAAGATCTCGCCACACATGATCTAGCCCCAGTGCTTGTTGCGATCGGCCTGCCACGGCGGCGCGATCGGTTCGACTTTCAAATTGATCAAGGCCCTCAACAGTAGAACCTCCGCCGGCGGGATGACCGCCAGGCCGTGGACGTAGCGGTTGGTGGTGCGCGCCGACCGCCCGAGGTAGCGCCCCGCGGCGGCCTGGCTCAGGCCCAGGGAGTGCAGGATCATCAGGAATTCATCCGGGGTCATCGTACGCTGCAATTGCCAGTCGTGCTTCATCACTCGGCCTCCCGGATCTGCTGCGCCAGATCCGCGATCGCCTCCAGCTCGGTGTTGCCGAGGCCCCAGATCAGGGCCTGGCCCTCCTGCGGCTGGTCGGGATCGATCGCCGAGAAGCGACCGCCCGGCATCGCGTTGACGATCGCGCGGTTGTCGCTGTCGGGAAAGTAGATAGTCTTGGGGTAGGTCATGATGCAGCTCCAGTGTTGCGACATTGTCGCCATTGCAATTAGGGCATCCGTATTTTCCGAGATCCTCGGAAAACCGGATCCCGCAGCAGAGGTAGCTCATGCTACCCCCACTATTTTTTCGGCGTTCTTGAGCGCCTTGGCGGCACCCTTCTGAGCTGAAGCCTCGGTCTTGTAGCTGCCCCAGAACACGCGACGATGGACAGGGTAAGTGAAGTTGCCGTACAGCTCCCAGGGGCGTTGGGCGCCGGTCTTGGGGGCAAAGATCACCTCCACGGTAAGAGTGCTCCAGGCCGGAATGATCTGATCGTCGGTAAGTTGGAAGGACATCTGCTCGCTCCTGTTGTGTGTTCGGTCACTATAGACTGACAGTCTGGGGTGTCAACAGCAAAAAAGAATAGCTGCTATGCTATTTTGTTGTTGACACCCCTGACCAGTGGTCTATAGTCCAACCATCGAAACGACGCACACAACGGAGCAAGTCATGACTAACCTCAACACCCTGATCGACCAGTACGCCATCCTCAAGACCCAGCTGGGCAAGCTGGAAGCCGAGAAGAAGGCGCTTGAGGCGGCGCTGGCCGACCTCCAGGCCGGCGCCTACGAGAGCGACAACTACCGCCTCACCATCTCCGACAGCCTCCGCGAGGCGCCCGACGCCATCCTGAAGGCGGAGATCGCCGAGGCCGTCGAGGCCTACCGCGCCAAGCTCTCGCGCCAGTACCTGACCGCCCACACCGTCGAGAGCACGGTGCGCTCTCACCGCATCGGCCTGCCGACCGGCAAAAACCTCGCAGCGTAATCTCAACCAAGCCCCCGGCGAGCGATCGCCGGGGGCTTTTCATGCATCCGAGGGCGTAAGCCAGGTTACCCGTCGTTACCCGTACCGGTAACCAAAATTCTCTTTCAATTTCAATTACGTTACCCCAGTTACCCCAGTTACCCCTTACAGGTATAACGGAAAAGACAGACACACTTCGATACGCATCGTAGTATAACCTGAATTTTGGAGATCATTGGAAAACCCGTTGTTACCAGTAACTAGGAGTAACTTAGGTGCGTCGATACCCTTTTATTGTTTTTTCGTCGCGTCTAAAAACGCAATGCTCCCATCCGAGCCGCCGCATAATGCTCGCGACCGTTTTTGCGTGCCCGTTATTCAGTTGCCCCGCGGCGATGCCCAGAACCCGGTCGAATATGTCCGCCGTTGCTACCCGCTGCTCGCCGTCGACAACGAGGATGACGTCAGCCCCGCGGTGCCCCCAGCCCCCTGTTGGGTCGTTCTCGGGAACCGGCACCATGCCGGCCAGCTTGCTCTCCCAGGGGTGCTGCACCCGCCGCTCTTCCTGCGCGGCGCCGGCATCTGCCCAAAGCGTCTCAGGCAGCGTCAGGATCTCTCCCTGGCTCTGGTAGTGCGCCGCCTCACCCCAAAGCTGCAGCCGCTCGGCGCGGAGCCGCTTCAGGTCAATCGGGCGCCGCACCGCCACCGGCCAGAACCGACGGTTGCCGGTCATCGAGAGCAGGTATCGATCGTCGTTCGTGGTGCCGACCTCGATCGAGTGCCTGTCCTGCTTGACCAGGAAGTGCCCATAGGCCGGCCTGGCGCGGTCGACCTGGCGCGAGGCGAATGCCTTGATCACCTCGACCTCCGACTTGGTGATGCCGGCCAGCTCCGCGTTCTCATGGAACCAGACCCCGGCCAGCTGCTCCTGCACCTCCCGGCTCGCCTTCCCCAGGATGCTCTCGTCCGAGAAATTGCCCTCGCCGGCCAGCACCGCCCACGCCGACGACTTGTTCCAGCCCTCGGGCGCCTCCAGCACCGTGATGGTGTCGAACTTGCACCCCGGCTGCCGCGCCCTGGCGACCGCGGCGATCATGGTCTTGCGAATGCAGGCCCGGTTCAGCTCGGTATCATCTGCGTTGAAGTGATCGACCGCCATGCGATCGAGCCGCGGCGTGCCGTCCCAGGACGCCTCCGCCTCCGCCAGCATCTCGACCACCGGGTTGAACGCGTTCTCATGGCACAGCGTATTGACGGCGTCCCTGACGTGCTTCTCGGTGAAGTCCAGCCCGAATGTGTCTGACAGGCAGACCCGCAGGGCGCCGATCGCGGCGTCGGTTACCAGACCAGCAAACGGCATATTGGGCGCGTTCGGCGAAACCGCGCTGTTGCGCCCAATGTACAGCTCGTTGTGGAACACGTCCTCCGAGCACACGGCGCCGATCGCCAGGGTCGCCAGGCGGGCGTTGTGCAGCGACGCCTTCGGCCCGCCGTGCGCGTACCGCTCGCGCCAGTCCGGCGCCGGCCCCCGCGGGGCGACGGCGTCGATCGCCGCCAGCACGTCCGCACCCAGCCGGGCGCCCGGCTCGACATCAGGATCCGGGATATTCCACTTGGCCCGCGCGCCTTCGATGAACTTCAGGACGTTGACGTCCTCGTAGGCAAACGGCATCACCCGCGTCAGTATTTCCTCGTCGCCGGCGCCGCGGCCAACCAGCGACGCCACCACGTCGCGCACGTTCTCCCACCAATTGCCGCTCCCGTCGCTGTTCTTGTACTGGCTCTTGTCCAGCATGGCGTCGAGGTCGGCGTCGGAGTAGGCGGGGCTTTCGGTCGAATTGACCGGGCCGACCGATGGTACGTTTAATTCGGCCTGTTTAACCGGACGCCCGATCGCGCCCTCCGCCAGGTCGGGGCGCAGATCGATGAAATCACCGTCGAGCACCTCGACCCGGTGCTCGGGGTTGTCGTCGATCGAGCCGTAGTAATAAGCTGTGGATAAGTTGAACGACGTCGGGTCGATGCCACCCCCGAGCACGCCATTGAGCCACGCCACCATTGTCGCCCGTGTATATGGCGCCATCGGCGCTACCGGCATTGGCGCCGACAGCGGACACAGCACGCGCCACTTTTCCTTGGCGCCCTTCACATAGCTGGCTGAGGTGTAGACCAGGCTGCGCAGGCCCGCCGCGGTCAGCCGCAGCACGGCCTCGTCGAACGACGTCTCGCCGCCGTCGTAGTCGATCTCGATGCCTGATATTTCGAGCGTGTTGGCGTTGGTGCGCAGGCAGCCTTTGGCCGATGCCACCTCGCCAAACAGCGCCAGCTTCAGCCACGGCAGCCGCGTTTTCTTGCTGTCGCTCATCCAGCGGATCTCCTCCGCCAGCTGCGGCAGCGTCAGGCTGTCGCGATAGGCCACCATCGCGAACTTGTCGTCGAAGAACGTGAGCGGGATCTGGTGGTCGTCGATGGATTGCGGAACCGGCAAGGAAGCGTTACGTTGCTGCATAGATCTGTACCTCAGTCAGGATGGGGGACGGATGGGGTCGCCGCGTTCCCGCGCGGCGGCCCTTACTTTTGCCGGAACGACAGAAGGCGATCAATATCTGCCGAGTTCTTCACGATGGCAACCGCTACGCCTAGCGACCGATAGGCCTTGTGACGCTGGATCTGGTGCATCGAGAACACCCCGCCCCGCGGGCGTTTCACCTCGCAAAACACCACCATCCCGCCAGGCAGCACCACCAGCCGATCGAAGAACCCGCGCCGGCCAATCACCGTGACTTTCTCGGCGATGCCGCCGCGCGCCTCGACCCGCCGCACCAGCTCTGCCTCGACGACGTTTTCTCGCTTGACAACCACGATAGCTCCAGTGCTATGGTGAGACATTGAAGAAGCAACGTAGCAAGAAAGCGCGACATGTCACGCCACTCCTCGATCGTCGGCGGCTCGACCGCCGGTCGCCTGATCGAATGCCCCGGCTCCTACCAGGCCCTGCTCGCGCTCCCTCCGAGCGCTGACACCCCGTCCGAATACGCCGCCGAGGGCACGGCCATGCACGCCGTGATGGACGCACTTATGCGCGTCCGCATGCAATCGCCGACTTCCAACTTACTCTTGCAGGCCCAGTCGTGGGTCGGCCACGACTTTGTCGATCGCGAACTGACGCAAGAGCACCTCGACACCATGGTTCTGCCCGCGTTGCAGTTGCTGGAGGATCTTGAGATCGAACAAGATTACGGTGGCAACTTCCGCGTCCTCGGCGTCGAGGCGCGCGTCCAATTCCCTGGCATCCCCAGCGCGTTCGGCACCTGCGATCTGATCCTCGGCAACAACACCCACGTGCTCTGGGTCGATTGGAAATTCGGCGCCGGCGTCGGCGTCCAGGCCAGCACTACCGACGGCGAGAACGAGAAGCTGAACCCGCAAATGATGTTTTACCTGACCGCGGGAAAGCACAGCCTCAAGAAACTCTACAAGGGCAAGCGCCAGCTGGTGATATCAATCATCCAGCCCCGCGGCGACGTGCCGCTGTCGCACGCGATCGTCACGCCGCGCGACATCAAGTGGTTCACCGAGGATCTGCAGGACGCCGTCGCCACCGCGCTCGATCGCGACCCGCCGCGCCACCGCGGCGATCACTGCCGCTTCGCCGGTTGCAAGGTCAATTGCCCGCTATGGACCGGACCCCTGCTGCAGCTGGCCGACATGCAGCTGATCCCGCGCACCGAAATGGTCACCAGGGAACCCTCGCCCTACGGCGAGTACCTCGCCAGGGCCAAGGCCCTGGTCGACATCGTGGCCGCCTTCAAAAAGGAAGTCGATGAGCAATTGCACGCTTTTCTGGAGGATGGCGGCAGCGTTCCCGGCTGGAAGCTGAAGGCCAAGGTCAAGCAGCGGCAGTGGATCGACGAAGCCACCGTGGAGGATGAACTGGTTCTGCTTGGTTTCGAAGAAGAGGAAATTTGGCAGCGCAAGCTGCAGACATTTCAATCGATAGACGCCACTGCCAAACGCCGCCGCGTCGAAATCCCCAGCCACTTGCGCGTCGCGCCCCCGACCAACGAGACGACCATCTGCCCCGCCGATGACCCCGCGCCTGCGATCGAGCGTTCTACTGCGCTCGAACAGTTCCGCGCCTCCATTCCCCTGCTCGCCAGGGGATAACCCGCCGCAGCCGCGGCATCATGAAGAAGGACGTAACGTAACATGGCCGATATCGTAAAAAGGACCGAGCAGCTCCCCGCCGACTTCGGCGACAGCCTCATGAAGGGCATCGAGCAGACCCGCTCGACCATCACCACCGGCGGCGGCAAGCCGTTCCTGCGCCTGACCCGCGCCGGCGACTACATCTACGGGCCGCAGAATATCGACGTCCAGGACGGCTCGCAGTGGGCGGTCAACCTGGCGGCGCTGGAGCACGGCTGGGTCTGCTGGGGCGACGGCGAGCTGCTCGGCCAGATCATGGTCGACGTGCGCCTGCCGCAGCCGGCGCGCCCGTTGCCGATCGAGGGCTACGCCTTCGAGGCGCAGTTCGGCATGGGCCTGGCCTGCATCTCCGGCGAGGATAGCGGCCTCGAGGTGATCTACAAGAACAACTCGCTCGGCTACAAGAAGGCCTTCGACCAGCTGCTGGCCGACGTCCGCGCCCGCTACGCCGTCGACCAGGCGTTCTTCTGGCCGGTGCTGGAGCTGCTGACGTCGTCCTACCCGCACAAGAAATACGGCCAGATCTTCGAGCCGGTGTTCAAGATCGTCGGCTGGGCGGACGCCCAGGGCAACCTGCAGTCGGCCAAGCCGCGGGCGGTGGCGCGCCCAACCGCGGAGGAACCCACGCTGCGGGCCGCTCCGGCGCCCGCTGAGGCGCCCGCCGAGCCGCCGCCCCGCCAGGGCCAGCGCCGTCGCCCCGTCGCGCGGTAGGCCTTCCCTGCCCCTCTACACATATGCGGGCGCACGAATGTGCGTTTCGCATATGCGCCCGCCCCCAGTCCTGACCTGTGGAGCTGACATGACCGACCCCGACCGGGCCACCGGGCCGACCTTTGCCGTCGATGACATCGGCTGGCTCGACTTCGAAACCCGCTCCGATACCGACATCGGCGCCGGATCCACCCGCTACGCGACCGAAGCCAATGCAATCGTAATGGTTTACGCGATCGGCAGCGGGCCGGTGAATGCGGTCACCGTGTCCGCATTCGACGGTGACATAAATTGGTATGAGCTGCCCAAGGAAATCGCCTATTTCCATGCCCGTGTGGTCGCCGGCGAGGCGGTCTGGGCGGCCTGGAACGCCGGCTTCGACCGGGCGATCTGGAACTACGCCACGCCCAATTTCCCCGAGCTGCGCCCGGAACACGTCATCGACGTGATGGCGCAGGCGACCGCAAGCGGACTGCCGCCTGACCTGGCGCAGGCCTCGGCGGTGATCGGCAAGGCGGTCAAGGTCGGCGACGGCAAGGATCTGATCAAGCTGTTCTGCACGCCGGGCGGCCTGAAGGGCGTCCGCGGCACCCCGCAAAGCCACCCCGAGGAGTGGCGCCGGTTTTGGGACGTCTACGCCCGCGGCGACGTCGAGGCGATGCGCGACGTGTTCAAGTCGACCCGGCAGCTGACCCTGGCGGAGTGGAAAGAATACTGGAGCATGGAGGCGATCAACGACCGCGGGGTCTGCATCGACGTCCGCATGGCCAGGGAGGCCGCCGACCTCGCGGAGGAGGACCGGCTGCGATCGCGCCACGCCCTGAAGCGCCTGACCGGCGGCATTGTCGAAACCGTCGACCAGGTCGCCAGGATCACCGCCTGGCTGATGGTGCGACTGCCACCAGATGGCCAGGCCATCCTGACCAAGCGGGTCGAGGAGAAGGACGAAGAGACAGGCGACGTCGTCAAGCCGGCCAAGCACGCCCTGACCCGCAAGCGGGTCGAGCGGCTGCTGGCCTATCTGGCCGGCCTGGGCGAGCCTGAGCTGAACGGCGTGGTGGAGGTGCTGCAGATCCGGCTCTATGGCGGCTCCAAAACCCCGGCCAAGTTTGCCAAAATGCTGGCGCAGCAGGTCGATGGCGTGCTGTACGGCCAGTACGTGTTCAACGGCGCCCCGCAAACGGGTCGGGCCTCCTCCCGCGGCGTCCAGATCCATAACCTGGCGCGCGACACCCTGCTCCACGAACGGGAACTGCTCGACGCGCTAAACGGCGACGGAATTGACTACGACACATTTGCGTCGGTCGGAGACGCCACGCCGGTTGCCCGCAAGCTGTCGCTGTTGATCCGCCCGACCTTTGTTCCACGTGGAACAAACGTGTTCGTCTGGTCGGACTGGTCCCAGATCGAGGCCCGCATCGTTCCCTGGCTCTGCGACCACTACGAGGGCGCCAGGGCACGGCTGCAGATCTTCCGCGATGTCGATGCGGACCCGAGCTTGCCCGACCTGTACACTCGCACCGCCGCTACCTTGTCACACGCCCCCGTCGACGAGGTAACCAAGCCCATGCGCCAGCGCGGCAAGGTCGCCGAGCTGGCGCTCGGCTTCTGTGGCGGCACCGGCGCCCTGCAGTCGATGGCGGCCAATTACGGCATGCACTTTACCGACGCCGAGGCGCAGAACATCGTCAACGCATGGCGCACAGCCAACCCCTGGGCGATCGATTACTCCAGGGAGATCTGGGACGCCATGCTGTGGTGCACCCGCTCCGAGAACGCCGGCCAGGCGGCGCCCGCCGGGCGCGTCTGGCTAAAATATGAAGCTGGCTACCTCGGCGGCTCGCTGCTGGCGCGGCTGCCCTCTGGCCGTGTCCTGACCTACCGCAACATGCACTGGCAGGACGTCGACATCCTCGATGCCGACGACAAGCCGACGGGCCTCAGGACGCGCGAGATGATGTTCAGCCGCGGCTACGGGCGCGTTAAACTGTGGCCGGGTCTGTTCGTGGAGAACTTCACGCAGGCCACCGCGGCGGACTTCCTGCGCGGCACGCTGGTGCGGCTGGAGACACGGGAGCACCAGGAGGCATGGGTGCGGCTGCACACCCACGACGAGATCCTGCTGGAGACGGATATCGAAGATGCGGAAGATGTCGCTGATGGTTTGCGCTGGTTCATGCGTCGCGGCTTCGACTGGTCCGAGGGGCTGCCGCTGATGAGCGAGGAGACGATCGCCTACTACTACACCAAGGACGAGGGGAGCCACGGGCTATGAAAGCCGTCGACGCAGGAACGTGGAACGTAACCGTTGATTTCGATGACGGCTTGAAGCTGTGCGAGAAGATGAAGCTGGTCGAGTTTATGCAACATGGCGATGCCACGTACACGCGCTTCACCCAGAAGGGCATCAACGTGCTGGCGACGCTGACCGAGATGATGCACCAGCACGCCGAGGCATCCGCCGAGGGTGAAATCTTGAGGGGGTCGTGATGCGCCAGAAGAACGAGCTGCGGCCCTACCAGAACCGCATCGCCACGCATTTGTACGAGAACGACGAGCTGCTGGCCGTGGTACGACCCGGCGGCGGCAAGACGATCGCGGCGCTAACCGCGATCGAGGAGCTGTTGCGCGACAAGGTGATCCGGCACGCGCTGGTGATCGCGCCCAAGCGCGTCGCCTGCGTGGTTTGGCCCGACGAGATCGACAGTTGGTCGCACGCCAACAGCCTGCGCTACGCCATCCTCGACGACGCGCCGCACCACCGCGAGTTCCTGCTGCAGTCGCCGCAGGTCCGAGCACGCGACGTCACCATCATCGGCATCGACCTGGTGCCCTGGCTGATGAAAGTGCTGGAGACGATCCCCGACGACAACCCGCTGTTCGACCTGCTGGTGATCGACGAGGCCTCCCGCCTCCGTAACCCGACCGGCAAGCGCGCCCAGGCGCTGGCGAAGCAGGCCAAACGCTGGAAGATGGTCTGGGGCCTGACCGGCACGCTGCGCCCCTCCAGCGCGCTGGACCTGTTCATGCCCTCGCGCGTCATCACCCGCGGCAGACTGTGGGGACGGTCATTCTACGCCTGGCGCAAGAAGCACTTCTACCCGGCTGACTTCCAGGGCTACCAGTGGGAACCCTTCCCCGGCGCCGAGGACCGGCTCAATGCCGAGATCGCGCCGCTGATCACGACCGTGGCCGAGGGCGAGCTGGTGCAGCCGGAGCCGACCATCGTGCTCGACCGTGTAACGCTTCCGATCGATGTCCGTAAGCAGTACGACAGCATGCAGCGATTGCTGTTTGCCAGGATCGCCGAGGGCAGCGTCACGGCGGCCTCCGCCGGCGTCGCCACCGGCAAGCTGGCGCAACTCGCCAATGGTTTCATGTACGACAATGACGGCGTTCCCGTCCTGGCGCACCACGCCAAGCGGGAGTGGCTTGAGGATCTGATCGAGGACGCGGTCGGCCCGATGCTGCTGATCTATGAGTTCCTCGAAGATCTCAAGCTGATGCACGACGTCATTGACGGCGAGCTGCCATACCTCGGAAATGGCGTCAGCGATGCCCACGCGGCCAACCACATCGCGATGTGGAACGAGGGCAAGCTGCCGTTCCTGGCGCTGCACCCGGCCAGCGGGGGGCATGGCCTGAACCTGCAGCACGGCGGCGCCGACATGGCCTGGATCTCGCCGACCTGGTCGCCGGAGTACTGGGAGCAGACGATCGCCCGGCTCAATCGATCGGGGCAGAAGCGCCAGGTCGTGGTGCGGGTCTGCGTGGCGACCGATACGGTCGACGAGCTGAAGCTGGACCGGGTGCACGGAAAGATGACGGCGCAGGAGGCCTTTGAGGCCTACCTGCGCCGATGGCAGACGCGACACAAGACTGCCTAGGCACGTATCCTTGGGCTGTAAACGCTGCCGCGCGCGGCGACAGTGTGCGTATCACAGTAGGGCAGTTCCACATCACACAGACAGCCACAGTAACGGAACGGGGGTCGGGACGTGATCGACCCCAGCGGCCACCGGCAGGTGGTGCCGGTGAGCTGGTAGATCGAGATCCCCGGCTCCTCCGCCTCTGCGGGTTCCGGCTCCGGCTCGATCGGGGCGTCGACGCGAACCATCTTGATCTTCTTCTCCCGCTTGGGGTGGCTCGGCTTCCGCGGCCCGGTGCGGTGGCCGCGCTGGGGCAAGCCTAACCTGTGCGCCTTGCCGACGCAGGCATTGCGCGTCAGCACGATACCAAACGTCTCTGACATCCGGGTGGCGATCACGTCAAACGACAATTCGGGGGCTTGCCGGTACAAATCATGAAAGGCCGAAAGCATGTCAGGGGTCCATACGTGTCCGGTCATGGTGACGGGTTCTCATGTTTGCCGCCGTTGATGTACTCCTTGTGTGCCGTCAGGACGCGTTCGCCGTAGGCCTTGGTGCGCTCGGTGGCGTCCTCGAGCATCTTGACGTGGTCGGTGACGTGCTTTGAGATCTCCTCGACCAGGATCTTGACGCTGTCGAGCAGCGCGTTGGCCTCATGGACGTTGTCCTCGGCGCCCTTGATCAGGGACGCGCCGAGCGCCTTGGAAATTTCGACAAACTTGTATTCAGTCATCTAGATGCCTTTCTTCGGGGTGGTACGGCCTTGGTGTGGCCGTCGATGAACGCGCGAACGCGATCAATGGTACTCAGGGTCGGTATGGTTCCCTCCTCCAGCCGGGAAATAAAATTTCCGTTGTTCATGGCCTGCCGGCCAAAGCTGGTTCGATCGATGCCGGATCGCGCGCGATACGCCTCGATCTCGGCCAGCAGTTCTTGAACCGTTGGGTGCAGTTTTTTCATGAGGTGTCTTTTACGATAGGAAGAAAGCTATTGTCAAGAAGGTCGAGATGTGATAGGATGCTATTTGTTCATCACACGACGGAGAAGCAGTTTTATGGGTGCCAATGCAAGTCAAGGCGGACGCAGATCTGCTCTTACCAAACCGGATCTCTGGTACTTCGATCAACTTCCGCCCACTGCGCGACAGGCGCTTGCTAACGCCAATTTCGCGTGGTCGGCTGGATACTACCTCAACAAATGGAAGCGGGGCGAGAGCGGGTTCAAGAGCGGGCGGGATATATCTGACCGGGTTAAGGACGCCGATCGAAGCGTCAAAAACATATACAAATAGGAGCATCACCAGTGACCATCCCGCATACCTACGTTTCAATTCACGACATCGACCACCTGACGGCGTCGCCGGGGATATCGATCGGCGCCCCGATCGTGCTGCAGATCGACAGCCCGACCGGGCGATTGGCGATCACGCTGTTCTTCCGCGGCGGCGACGAGCAATATTCCAAGCGATTGATCGAGGCGATCAACGGCGTGCGAACGCCAACGCCGCGATCGGATCCGGGCGAGGACGAGGCCTATCTGGCGGTTCACTACATCTACCAAGGGGCCGAGCGATGATGGAGATCAATTCAATCCTGGCCGGCGTCGTCACCACCGGCATCCTGCTGCTGATTTACGTTGCCGTGACGTCGAGCCTGCGATGACGTACAGCATCTGGAAAAACCACGTCACCGGCGACCACGAAGTGGTGCGCCTGGTCGACGGCGTTTTCGAGGTGGTGCAGACCAACATCAGAACGTGGCAAAAGGCGCAGGAAGCCCGCAAGACCTGGGAAGCACGGGAGAACGAACACCATGGACGGAAATGACGACGATTATGGCGAGTTCAGCCGACGCCGCGCCCGCGCGGCCAAGGAAGCCGGCATGGATCTGGTCCGCAAGAACGCCGCGGAGTTTTCGCTCAAGTATTTCAATTTCGTGCTGCGGATCGAGAAGGGATGGGTCGGCACCACCGAGGACATCCGCCGCGCCTGGCCTTACGAGCTGCCGCACCACGTCAACTGCTGGGGCGCCAATGCCAACGCCGTACATCG